AAAGTATAAAGAATTGACAGTTAATCGTAATCGTTCGTTAATTATAATTAACGTATAGCGAAAGGGGACCCATCGTTCTAAGCTATAAACGTTTCCCAGAGCCCTCGAATTATTCCTTTCATTNAAAAAAATTTCCCCCAGAAAAAATCATGAAAAAAGGTCAAAAGTTATCAAATGCCACAACTCGTTCCCAACAACTCCAAGTTCGCAAAGTCATCAAAGAACAAGCAAAGAAAGAACGTCAAAGAATACGGGAATCTGCTAAGCCACGTAAGCCCTCGAATTCGACCACTAGGCGTACCGCATCAAGATCTTCGAATAAATACACATATAGACCAAGCTCCCCAGATATCTTTGATAAGATGCTAGAGGGAATTTGGGATTTCATTTTCAATATTGTCCAAAAAATTTCCCAGAAAATTTTCAGCTAAAAAAGTCGCCATGGAACACAAAGTAACTTTCAAAACCAAAGATGGTACTATAAAAGAGCAACGCTTTGATGACTTCAATCAATTCGCAGACACCATCGAGACACTTGCAACAGACTACTATGCTGGCATTCGCCCAGAGATTGAAGTAGAAACAATTTACCAAGATATGATTAAAAAGGAGAGAGTAACTGAGAATGGAAGAGTTGAACCAGAGGCTGAGTTTATTAGAGACTAAGGTAGCACGAATCGAAGAGAAATTGAATCAACTACCAATTCCTTTTAGATTAATGTACCGTCCTCCAGAAAAAACCGAACATGTAAACATAGTTCAGTACCTGGATGAGGTAGACAAAAGATTAAAAGACCTAGAAAAAAATTAAAATGCCTTTAGTTGCAGGACCAGAAACATTTGATACTACATCAACAGTACCAGGAGCATGTACGTACCCTGCCCAGGCACTTGGAGTATTTCAGCCAGGTGCTGCACTATTCTATGCAGGTGCCCCATTGAAGTTTGCACATGCTGCTTTGCCTCCAACTACAGTGCCTGGGGTTCCAAATACACCTAATGCTGTATGTGCTCCAGGTGTTCGAGTGTCTGTGAACAAAGTAAATAAATCTGTGTTCTTCAATAGCTTCCCACCGCTGGTCCAGGGGGACCTGTGCCAAGCTCTAGGGACTGAGAGACCTCTGGTAGGACCATTTACATACCCCAACCTCTTTGTTGCCAATTCGGGCAAATAGTGCTATGATAGGGGGGTAGTTCACTAGTACATCATATGGCAAAGCGTCCTTCTTTTTCTGGCGGTCCCCAAATCGAGTCCAAGCCCAAGTCTACTCGCCAGGGTATGGGCAAGCACACGAAGTATGCTGCCAGCAGCCGTAACAAGGCTAGGAAGCGTTACCGTGGTCAAGGTCGAGGTTAATAATATTAGCGGCGAGAGCCGCTTTTTTATTGTCAATTTTGATGCTGTGTAAATAGTAACGAAGGGATAGCAACCCCTTTAAAAGTTCTGTTTGTACCTTCATGGAGTAAACAGATGGCAAATTCACCAGTAGATAGAAGTGAGGACTTTATTCAATCAGGTATGACTCTGATTTCAGACCTTTCTTCCGAAAAATACCTTAAGAAAATTCATAAAAATCAATATAAAGTTCCTGAGAACCGACTTTCTCGCCAGTGTGGTGGGGCTGGTGGCTTCGATGATTTTGTAGAAAGGTTCGAAGAATAGAACATAAATAACAATAAACATTTATTTGTGTGGCTAAGACTCTTACCTTTAAAGATCTGAATATCACATTTAAGCCTCATCCTATNACTGGCGATCTAATCGTCACNAAGGATGAGGCTGCNATCAAGCAGTCTGTTGTTAACCTATTGTTAACCAACAGAGGTGAGAGATTTTTCAACGCAAATTTAGGTTCTTCTATTTCTTCATTATTGTTCGAACCTCTTGATTATGGTACTGCTGGTATGGTATCAGCAGAGATTGAAAATACTCTGAAAGCATATGAGCCAAGAATTAAAGTTCTTGCAGTGAATACAGTNCCTGATTTTGATCAAAATGGTTTTGATATTGAATTAATCTTCGAAATTATTGGTAGAGAAGACGTTCCACTTAATGTAGCATTTTTCCTAGAGAGAACACGATAAATGCCATACGCTCAGGTATCTAATTTAGATTTCACACAAATTAAGACTGCACTCAAAGAATATTTGAGAGCGCAGACTAGTTTTACTGATTATGACTTTGAAGGGTCGGTATGGAGTAATCTGCTTGACGTACTTGCCTATAATACCTACTACACGGCGTTTAACACCAATCTGGTAGTCAATGAGCTATTCCTAGATTCAGCCACCCTCAGGGACAACGTAGTAGCCTTAGCGAAGCAATTAGGCTACCGTCCCAAGTCAATCACAGCCCCCAAGGCTTTAGTTAGTTTTAATGTCGAATTTAGTGGCACAGCACCCAAAGAGATTATCCTAAAGAAAGGAACTGGGTTTGTAACATCATTTGACGACAATTTATACCAGTATGTTGCAACTGAAGATCACACTGCTTCTGTAGTTAATGGTGAAGCTTCGTTTTCTCAAGTTGCAATTTACGAAGGATCATTAATCACAAATACTTTTACAGTTAATACTGGATTACAAAGTCAGCGTTTTATTCTCCAAAACCCTGCAATTGATACCACTAGCATTAGAGTTAAAGTATACCCATCAGCTAACGCTACTTCATACAAGATTTACCAACTTGCTGATAACATTTTAAATATTGACCCATCATCAAATGTTTTCTTTATTGAAGAAATTGAAGATGAAAAATACGAAGTTTTCTTTGGTGATGGTATTTTAGGTAGAAAATTAGAGAACGGTGAGTATATTGAGATTAGTTATCTCACCACAAACGGTTCTGATACGAATGGAGCTAGATCTTTCACCTTCAGTGGTGTTTTAGAAGACTTAGAAGAAAATTCAGACTACCCGCTAAGCATTGTTAATGTAACTACTAATGCTGCTGCTAGTGGTGGCGAAGAAGTAGAAAGCATTTCGAAGATCAAATTTAATGCTCCGAAGTATTATGGCACTCAAGATCGTGCAGTTACAGCCGCTGATTATGCTGCTATTGTCAGGAATATTTACCCAGCGGTCGCTGATATCATTATTTACGGTGGCGAAGAAGCAGAACCACCTGAATATGGTAAAGTAAAGATTTCAATCAAGCCAAATAACTCAGCTGCACTATCTTCATATACAAAACAAGAAATTGTACGTGAATTGAAGAAGTATATGGTTGCCTCGGTAACTCCTGAAATTATTAATCCATCTATATTGTATGTTGAGTTATCATCTAAAATTTTCTACAACAGACAGATCACAACATTAGTTCCTGAAGAAATTCGTTCAAAAGTAATTTCTGGACTACAAAATTATATTGATACATCTGACGTTGAAAAATTCAATGGTAAATTTAGATACAGTAAAGCAGTTGGCGTAATTGATGACGCAGACAGGTCAATTAATTCCAACCAAACAACCGTAATGATGAGAAAGGATTTTTATCCTTCTATCAACTCAACCTTCTTTTATGAGGTTTGTTTCCAGAACCAATTCTACATTGATTGTGAAGAGCCTGTGATGCAATCATCTGGGTTTGTTGTTAGCGAATATCCCAATTATACAGTGTATTTGGAAGATAGGGCTGCCAAAATTGTCCTATATAGAATAGACTCTTTAACTGGTGATAAGATTGTTTTGAACGATTTTGTTGGAGACATAAATTATGAAAAGGGAGAGATTATGCTGTATGATTTAACTATCATAAAAGGTAGTTATTTTGACAATCGAATCGAGATTCGTGTAAAACCAGCGTCCAATGATATNAATGCTTTGAGAAATGTATACCTTGACATTGATATNNCAAACAGTAAGTTCATCGCATATCAAGAGTAATCTAGATGGCTCCAAAAACTAGAAAAATTTCAACCCTCGTCGAACAACAGTTACCAGGGTTCATATCTTCCGAATACGTAAATTTTTCTAAGTTCGTAGAAAAGTACTACGAGCAGTTAGAGTCGCAGGGTCAACCCATCGATATTATTAGTAATATCACAAAATATCGTGATATTGACTTCTATGAAGAGAATCTTTTAAATCAATATACCACACTAGTATCTAATATTAGTGATAATGCTGCTAGTATTACTGTATTAGATGCAACATCATTCCCTAAAGAGAATGGTTATATTCGCATCAATAATGAAATCTGTTTCTACAAATCTAGAACAGATACAGAATTTTTAGATGTTTCTAGAGGAGTTAGTGGAAATACTACTCTAGGAGACCTTTATTCAGAAACTACATTTGTATCTACAGAATCAGCCTCCCATGAAGCGGGGCAGTTAGTTTATAATGTAAGTAATCTGTTTTTATATGCATTCATTAAAAACTTCGAGTCTCAGTACTTAGGAGCTTTCCCAGAAAAGTATTTGAAGGGTCAGGTTGATAAAAGAACCCTGATCAAAAATATCAGTAAATTTTATAAAGCAAAAGGTACTGATAAGTCAATTAAATTTATTTTTAATTCTATTGTATCCAGAGATGCAGGAGATATCCCTGAAGTATACAATCCAAAAGATTCCACAATCAAAGCATCTACTTCTGATTGGGTATCAACATACTCTTTAAAAGTAAAGTTTCTGTCTGGAGATCCTTTATCAATAATTGGAGAACGTCTAACTCAAGCACTAGACGAAACAAAGCCAGATATGCTGTATGCATCGGCTATTGTTGATAACGTTGTATTCAAAGGATCTACAGAAGAAGGTGACATATACGAAATTATATTAGATCCAGCTACAATTAATGGAACATTTGAGATTGCTTCCAAAACAACATTAAGAAAATCAATCACCACAGGATTATCCACAGGACAAAAAATTAATGTAGGTTCCACCATGGGTTGGAAGTCTACTGGAAAAATTTTGATTGGCAATGAAGTTATCAAATATAATGCAAAAAATGCAACTCAATTTGTAGTAGATCAACGAGGAACACCGCCTTCTACACATTTTGCAGGAGATAATGTATATTCATTCTCGACAGTAACTTGCAAAGAAACATCTTTACTAACTTTAGGAATTTTATACAACTTAAATGTTGCTCAAGCAGCACCTTATTCCGAAGAAAAAGATGCTATCCAAATTTCAGATTCTGGTTTTGAAACCAGAGATCCAATAATTTTTAATAAGACAACAAATAATGTTAGGTGGATTATTAACGAATCCAATCTTTCACCAAGTATTCAATCTAATGTAGCACTTCAAAATGCTGTTTCTGAAGAACTCGCTAATGTTTCAGCAATTTACGAAGATGACCAGTATTATTACATCTGTTCTTCTGGTTATCCATCACATGATATTTTGTCGAGTGAAGTTGACGTAAACTTAGTTGGTCAGAATTTACTTCGTTTAATCAGAAAAAATCCCACCACAACAACAGAAGTATACTCAACTGGCAATAGAGACGTTGGTATTTTTGTTGATGGTACACTAGTTTTAAACCACAAAGACAGTGAATTTGTCAATTTTGGCAAAATTACTAAAATAACAGTAACAAAAAATGGCACAGGGTACAAGAACCCTCCATTTGTATTAATTAACGATCAACCAAAGAAAGCCAATGCATCTTTATCAGGTGAAGTTTTAGAATCAATTGCGATCAATACTACCGAATCATTTACAAGAATTCCTTCAATAACTATAACTTCTGGTAGAGGAGCCAAAGTAGATGCTGTAGTTACTAGTGGCAAGATAACTAGTTTAATTATTAGAAATCCAGGTGAATACTATTCATCTCCACCTGTTATTAGAATCACTGATTTGGCAGGTAGAGGCAAATTTGCAGATTATACAGCTGTAATATCACCAAAAGGTCAACTTGTAGATTTTGTCAAAGTAGACGAAGGGAAGTTTTACACCAAAGAAAATGTTGTAGTTGAAGTAATAGAAGATGCTAGAGGAACAGAAGCAAGTGCATTTGCTGAAATCGAGAAGTGGTCTTTTGATAGATTAAAGAAAAATGAATTAAAAGTTGATGACAGCTATGGTTATGTTGTCGAAACTTATGATAGTATCAATAGACAAGATAAAGATTATGTTTACGGCAGAATAGCAAACCCAACCAGATTGAGAATACTGCTCAATGATAATTTAAATTCTGCATTTAACGAGCCATCATATAAAACTCATTCACCAATACTTGGTTTTGCTTATGATGGTGTGCCAATTTATGGTCCATTTGGATACCAAAATCCAACAGATCCTTCTTCTTTGGTAGTAAGGTTATCTTCTGGTTATCAATTAAAATCTTCTCGTCTAAATGGTCCTTCGGTAAACACATATCCATTAGGTACTTTTATTGAAGACTATGAATGGAAACCATCTGTCAACACAGGAAAAACAGAGCTAGACGAAAATAATGGTAGATTTTGTGTTACTCCTGATTATCCAAATGGTGTTTATGCGTATTTCTTGACAGTCAATTCAAGTAATGTTCCAGTTTTTCCTTATATTTTAGGTAAAAACTATTATTCTTTACCTGTAGACTCTAATTACAATTCAAATATTTCACAAAATGATCTTCCAGTAAAAGCTAGAAGATTAAGAACTCCTGAATTAGAAAATAATGGCTCTAGTGCATATGCTTATATTGAAAGTGTCAAAACTGGTGGAGTATCTGGTGCTACAGTAGAAGATTCCCACAATAACTTTAAAGTTGGTTCTGTAGTAAGAATCAATAATTCGAATACTGAAGGAAGTGGGGCAGCAGCTTCAGTAGCCTCTGTTGTAGGCAAAAATGTTTTATCTCTGGAAACAAAACAAACAAAAGCTACAGAAATTAAAACGTTACAGACTGCATATTATTTTGAAGGTGATACTATCACCCAACCATCAACTGGTGCTGTTGGTACATTAATTGGTAACGTAATTAATAACAATCAATTAGTTTTAAGAGATGTTAGTGGATCTTTTGAACCAAATGAAGAAATTGAATCCACTATTAATGTAATTAATTTAGTTTTAAGTCAAAACTCTTCATTTACTGCAGGTAGTGTCATATCTTTATCAAATGGCATTGATGATCCAGTAGCTACTGGATTGGTTTTAGAAACTACTAACAATCAAAATAGTTTAAAATTAAAAGTATTAACTGGTAATTTCTTAGTTGATAACACCTTATTCCTAAAGAGTGGTAACTTAAATGATACTGTTGGTTCTAAAATTATTATTCTAAATTCATTAAGTATTGGCATCGTTGCTAACACAATTAATGACAATATTGCCATTGTAGAAACAGATGAGAATCACAATCTAACTATTGGCGATAAAGTTATTATTGATGTAAATCCAGATGATTCTTTAACTGAAACAGAATATTATGTCAGAAAAAGATATTATCAAAAAGTAACATTAAAAGCTCCTAGAGTAATCAAAAAGATTAATGACCTTGGTTTAGGTCGTTATGATCTATTAAATAGTGGCGTAGATTACTCTGTCGGCACTTATACCAACGTAGAATTAGTTTTTCAAAATAATACTACAGCAAGAAATGAAATTGGTCTTCCTGGCGATCCTGGTAACGCTAGAGCTACTATAATCGTTTCTGGTGCAAATGGTTCTAATTATGGTGGAGTTGTACAGGTAATAATCACAAATAAAGGTACTGGTTACAGAAAAGGAGATATTTTAACTGTAGCCGATGATGATCTGAATAGATTAGTATCGAGTGTTTCTACACAAAGACTTACTTTATTAGTTGATCATGTTGGATTTGCTAAAGAAAATACAGAATTGAAATTGAATTCTATTGTTAGTGTTTCTAATGATGACCTTTTACAGATAGGTGACGAAATTGTTAAAGTTACTTCTGTAAACGAAATCAATAAATCTGTCTTTGTTGTTCGTGGTCAAAATCAAACTCGTATTGTAGATCATTATAATGGCAAAGAAATATCTTCATTGAATGCAAGATACAGATTTACTGAAGAACAAAGAATTAAAGGTGATGGATTAAATGATCCATATGTATCTTCTTATGACGAAAAAACACAAGAACTAACATTGGTGTTTGATTACTCTTCATCATCTCCAAATCAACTACTAAGAAGTAATACTTTTTATGATGCAAGCAGCCCAAGAAAATTAGTAACTATTTCTTCCACGGATTCTTCTGAATATAGACTAGAATTTTCCAAAGATAACACAAATTTTGCTGCCAATCCAGTTGTACAAATCCAAAAATACTACAAATACAGATTTGATGTAAGTCATTTTTCAATGACTGATACTTATTTGGACTTTTCTTCCAGTTCAAATTATAATGTATTTACAGAAGAAAAGTTTGTAAGTAGCATTTCTCCTGGCAACCCTGGATCTTATTTGTCGATTAAATTGGGATTTGGACCAAATATTTCAACAAATACATTTGAGCAGAAAAAACCAATCAATTTCACCAATTATTTTTATTTTATTAAAGTATCTGATGTAAATACACAAAATTCGTATCTACAAGTAGTAGATGATCCACTGACAGGAGAAAAGGAAGTAGTTTATTCCACAGATACTAAATTTGTTTACAATCTATCTGGCGTTCCAGAATATGATGGTACAGGTACAATCGATTACACAACATCATCTAAATTTGCTATCGGCAAAATAAACAGTATATTAATTGAAAATTTTGGAGATGATTATCGTCGTGTTCCTACTGTGTATGGAATTGATGTTGCCGAAGAGTATGAAGCTAAAATTGATGTGATTTATGATGCTGTAGAGAAAAAAATTAAATCTATTGCTATTATTGATGGTGGGTCAAATTATTCCAAACCAAAAGCAATTGTTGTAGATGGAGATGGATCTGATGCTCAATTTGAAGTATCAGTAGATTCGGGCGCAATTAATAGAGTTACTGTTCGCAACGAAGGAAGAAATTACTCATATCTCCCAACAATAAAGATTATAGAAACTGATGTAAAAGTATATTTTTCTAGTAATAATATTGGCATTCCCCAAACAGTTAGTATTGTCGAAAATGGTTATGCCTTCCATAACGACAAAACATTATATCCCGAATTTAAATCTCCAACAACACTACTTCTTGAAGATGTAGTAGACAATGCTTTTGCTATAGGCGAAAAGGTAGTTCAATATGATAACGGAAATATTATTTTTTCTGCTGTTGTTGCCAAAAATGGATTTAGACCAGGAAGCAATATTCTTAGACTTGAAAAAATTAATGGTGTAATTGATAAATCATTACCAATCAAAGGCACGGTCAAAAATAATACTGCGACGATTAAGGCAGTATTATCAACTGTATTTGCTCCAGATATCAGAACCTTCTTTGACAATCAAGGAAGATTTGCTTCGGATAAAGGAAAGATTGGTGTTTCTTCNCAAAANATCACTGATTCATTCTTTTATCAAGATTACTCNTATGTAATTAAATCAAAAACTCCAATNTCTGTTTGGAGAGATTTAATTAAAGAAACTGTACACCCAGCTGGTTTTAAACTGTTTGGCGAAGTTGCGGTAGAATCTGATGGCAATACTTCTATGCCATCAGAAATAGAAGCAAATAAAACAGAGTCAGTTACATTTATAAATCTTGGAGCAAAAAATATTTCCGTAATTGGAACTAGAAGATATGTAACCGAATCATTTGTAAACTTAAATGCTTTTAAAGTCGAAAGAGGTCTTGGATCTATTTCGGTAGATACTTTTGATAATTCAGAAACTATCGCTGGCGAATTTATTCTTTCCACTCCGTTTAATGGTAGATTAGATTCTTATGATGGTCAGCCAATTGGAGATACTGTTTTTACATTAATTGATAAAAAATCTGGATTGCCAATTGCTCCATATAATGAGCAACAATTAATAATTACTTTAGATGGAGTTTTACAAGAACCTGGCGAAGCATACACTGTAAGCGGCACACAGATTACTTTTAGTTATCCTCCGTTTGGATCAAACACAACAGAAGGTCAATATGTTACTGGCCAGAAATTTTATGGTAGATATTTTAAATTCAAGACAGATGATTTAAATTTTGAATACTTAAGAAAATTAAGATCAATTGAGTCTGAATTTGATGGCGTAAATATGCAATTTGATTTGTATTATGACAATAATGATATAGTAAAGACAGATAAAAATGAGAATTTAATCATAACATTAAACTCAATTGTTCAAAAAGCAAAATCATCTGTTATTGATACTTCAACTGAAGAGTTAAATTATTTACCAGAAAAAAATTCATATTATATCTTAAGATCAGATGATCCTGATGTTACTGATAAAATTGTATTTTCTGATCCACCGATCAAACATTCTGACATAGATGAAAATACCGAGCCACAACTATCTGGCAGGGAGTCTTCATTTGGATATACAATTGGTTCTTACTTGAGATTAAAAATTAATAATGATTTAATTGAGTATAGAAGAACTGGCCCATTTTTAATCATTGATGAAATTACTCAACGAGTAAAGAAAATTGATAATTCAAAATACGCTTTAGTTTTTATTGATGGTGTTCTACAAGTAGAAGGAGAATCATATAGAATAAGTGGTCCTACAATAACATTTACTAAACCATTAAATTATTTTGTGTCAGAAAGTGGCGAAGCCATTTATCCTGATGTCAATATAATTCTATTATATGGTAGAGATATTGCTCAATCATTAACAGTTTATGATTTTGAAAAAGATACTTTCTACAATAAATTAACATTAACAATTACTGGTTCTGGTACATATACCCAGTTTATAAATTGGTATGGTCCTGTAGGAACGAAAGAAATTTGGGTATATCAAAATAATAAAGCACTAGGAAAATTAAGAGCTTTTAGAAAAGCAACGGAAACCCAATGGAATATAACTTTATCATCACAAAACGTCTTATACAATTCTAATTACTCGCTCAAATTTTCTACCCATCCAGGTCTGAATGATCCTTCAGATCTGACCATTTCTGGCCCATATCAACTTTCTACTTTATACGAACAGAATACTGATGGAGATAGATTATTAAGCAGATCTAGCAGCAGATACTTATATGGTTCTGAATTAGCTGACAAAGCTTGGTATGAACAAACCAGATCATATGCTAATTTACATCCAGGTGATTTAATTAAAATTGATGGAGAAAAAGCATATCGTGAAGTTTCATCAATACCAGCTAAAGTAAAAACAAAAGATTATCGTTATGATTCTTTTGTGAGTAATAATGTTTATAGCAAAATTTTTGCTACAAACTATAATGATATTGTTAGAGGCGAAGGACTAGCAGTTATTGCAAATATCGCCAATGGAAAAGTTGTTTCTTTAGATTGGAATAAGAGAGAATTAGAATTATATTTTAAATATAACTTATTATTGCAACCAACTGCATATCAATATTATACACCACCAATTTTACAGTTTATTCCAAATGATAAAACTGGTGGTGGTGCTAGAGCTGAAGTTATTGTATATGATGGTCAAGTAATTGATCTTAAATTACTTGACGGTGGTTCTGGATACATAGAAGCTCCTACAGTAGTAGTTTCTAGGGGTTATGATATTATCAAGGATCCTAATAGGAAAATTGATAGCTTTACTGAGCTGAATTTAAATATAGAAATTACTGGATTTACATTAACTTTTTCTAGCTTTGTTGATGTACAAACTGCTAGAGTTGAAGGTAATGTACTAGAAATTATTTCTTTTAATGGTCCTAATAATCTCAGTATTGAAGGAAATATCACTGCAATCATTCAAACAATTAATGATGTTGGATTAGAAAATAAAAAATTATACACAGAACTTTATGTTTCTGCTGGATTTATTAGACCAATTGAATTCAGTAGTATTGTTTCTACTGATAGACAGATTACAAATATTATTGATGTTCCATTCGATGTAATTTCTCGTTCTACAGTAACTTCAACTGATAGACAAATCACAAAGAATATTACCAAAGTAGTTAATAATTCTATTATTGAAACTGCACCATATTCTATTAATGATGTTGGAGCATTCTTGGATCTTCCCCTCACTGAAACTGATACTATTGTTTATATTCCTGATACAAGCAGATTCCCAGATTCTAGTAGATTACTTATTGGAAAAGAAATTGTAACTTATAACAAAAAGCTAAGTGATCGTTTCTTAGATGTTGCTCGTGGAACATTCGGAACTACTGCAACAACTCATAATGCAGGTGATTATCTTAGACACTTACCTGAACTTGTAACTGTAGTTTCTGCTGGGCCAACTACAGAAATTATTACCGAAGTTACTGTATCTCAAATCAGTACTACTTATTTTGAATCGGTAAGAAGCACTCAGGTTTTATATGATGATACTCCTGTAGTAACTATACAAGATACAGCTACAAATATTATATCAATTGAGCAAATTGACATACAAAATGCAAATAGCCGTATAGTTACTGAAATTGTTATTGCTCCACCAGATTCTAAGATCACTAGTTTTGTTACTACGATACAGCAAAATGGCACTGAGTACGTAACTGGTATTAATTCTGTAATTGATACTTATCAACAAATTTATTCTTCATCAATACAAACGATACTTGCTAATTCTATTGAGACAATAAGTTCTGCCACAAACACAATTGTTAATACCGACATTGAAATTCTAAAAGAAACAGCAGAACTAATAAGTCAATTTAATAATGTAATTTCTTCTTCAATTGTATCGGAAATTGATGTTCCTGTTTCTGCATACACATTTAGTAAAGTAATTACAACTAATGTAGCTAAAAATGCAGATATTGAAATATTCCGCAAGTTTGGAGTTCTAGATTATTTTGAAGAGTCTGTAGTATTGTTTAACCCAATTAAGACTAGAACAGGAGAAATTACATTAGAAGATCCAGAAAATGAAGTTGTATTGAGAAATTTAAGTACAATAAATGTTATTAATAAAACCATATTCCGTGAAGAGTTTTATACTTCATATCAAGTAGGAAACGTTGGATTAACTTTAAAATCTTTCCAAGATAATATGTTTATTGATACTGGAACATTTAACTCTGGCATGTCATTACTAGAGTTATCTTTAGCGTATCCATCATTGACAATTAATGATTTTACGGAAAGACCAACTTCTGCAATTACATTGACAGGAGAAAGATTTAATATGGGAATTCCTTCTATTCAAAATCCTGTAGTCTATGCAGTCGGATCTAATTTATCTTCTTCAAGTATAATTGGTGTTGTGGGAAATATTTCTGCATTCCCAACTACAGGTTACTTATTACAGGCTTCTTCTACTGGACAGTATACTGTTGTTCAATATACTGGAAAAACTACATCAACATTCACTGGTTGTACTATTATTAATGGATCAAATATTATTAATTCAGGAAATCAAATTATACCATATTCCGTCTGATCTGTATAAATATAAATACATCAGACATAAAAATTCACTAGAGAGTTCAAGTAAATGGCTGCTATTATTTCAGATAAATTCAGGATTTTTAATGCTGGACAATTTCTAGAATCTCTTTCGGAAGGTTCTACCGATACTGGCGTAGAGCGCACCAGAATGTACTTTTTTGTTGGTCGTTCTCAGAGATGGGATTCGTACTTAGAAATTTACAGCAAAAATGCTACTGCATTTGTAGCGGGCCAAGAAGTTTACGTTGGCTCTTCTTATGCAAGTGCTACATTTAAAGCAAAAATCCGTGTAGTAAATGCGGATAGCTTACTTCTTTATGATGTTCTTCCTAGCTCAACAGCTTCACCAAACGTTGGTTCAACTCTAAAAGGCTGGAACGGAACTTCAGATACTGGTGCTCAGGCATTAACAGGTGTATATCGTTACGCTACCGAAGATGTTCCACCTGTTCCCCTAGATAACCAAGCAGAAAAATATGATATCTATGATGATATTATTGCTGCTAAGAGAGTAACTTCAACATATGCAAGAACAGTAATCAGAAGATACAATTGGGATCTGGTTGCTAACCCTAAATTTGACATGTGGAAGCCTGATTACTCGGCTACCCCTGGCGGTGGTGGTCAAATCGGCAAATCTGGTGCAACTGGAGCATCGTCAATTTCTGATGCTAAGTTCTATGTTGTAAACTCAAATTATGAAGTATTCAAGTGTCTTTATAATGGCCAGTCTCCTGCAAACCCAACAGGAACAAATGCTACATATGAGCCAAAAACAACTCCAGCTGCTGGACAAGGAACCTATGCAAGTGGCATTTATTCAGAACCTTCTGGCACATATATCTGGAAATATTTGTTCACCATCCCAACCGATGATGTATTAAGATTCCTATCAACTGACTTTATGCCAATTGTTGATAGCACAAATGCTACTCGTGTCGCAACTGAAGCTGCTGCTGTAGATGGCGAAGTACGTGTAGTTTTAGTTGAGGCTGCTGGAGCAAACTTACCTAATGGCACTCACTATGCCCCTATTACTGGTGATGGTACTGGTGGTAAAGTACAAATTGTTGTTTCTGGTGGTGCAATTACTTCAGTTTCTGTAACTGCTGCTGGTAGTGGTTACACTTATGCAACTGTTGCTTTAGCAACTGGCACAGGTTCTGGAGCTACTGCATATGGTTTATTCAGTGACAGTGCATTAACTGCTGCTGTAACTGTTGCTTCAAACGCAACTGGAGCATTAGAGCCAATCATTTCTCCTCAAGGTGGTCATGGTGCTAACCTAGAAGAAGAGCTAAATGGTAAGCGAGTAATGCTTAACATCCGTTTAACTTATGCTGAAGGTTCTGGCGACTTCCCAGTTGATAACGATTTCCGCAGAATTGGTATTTTAAGAAACCCACTTCTAAATGGAACTACTGATTATGCAACAGTAGATACACTTAATGGTTTATATTCCGTAAAAATCACTGGTGCTACTGCTGGTTTTGTTCCTGACGAAACTATTACTCAAACTGTAACTGGCGGAACTGCTCTAGGAACCGTTGTTTCATGGACTTTAGATTCTGGCAGCACAACTGCTGGCGTATTGAAGTATATCCAATCACCACAACTTCACAAGAATAATGGTGTTGTTCGTGCATTTGAATCAAATGCTTCTAATGCAATTACTGGCGGCATTTCACTAGCTTCTGGTGCAGTTGACACCACTTTTGCTGATGGCACGGTTCTTCTTGGTTCTACTTTCACTGATGGCTTAGCTCTTCCAGAAATCAAAAATAACTCTGGAGAAGTAATATACATAGAGAATAGAAGACTAATCACCAGAGCCCCTGACCAAATCGAAGATATCAAACTGGTTATTGAGTTCTGATCATTAGATTAGTAAGAAATTCTCTAGAACTTATTTACAATGCCACAGAAGACAAATCTTAATGTATCCCCATACTATGATGATTTTGACGCTAAAAAGAATTTCTACAAAGTTCTTTTTAGACCAGGATATTCAATTCAGACGAGGGAGTTAACCTCCCTCCAGTCTATTCTCCAAAATCAAATTGAAAGCTACGGTAAATTTCAATTTAAACAAGGAGATTTAGTAGTACCTGGAGAAGTCGGGTTAAATACTCGATTGGATTACGTTAAGCTGTCTTCTGTTTCAGAAGTAGCAGTGAATGTAGATGGAAATATTGTTTTCCAAAAATATGATATTAAGAAGCTAATAGGTCAACAAGTTCAGGGAATTACATCTGGTGTTGTTGCTAATGTCTTAGCTGCAGAATATAGCTCATCAACAGAATCCGATACACTATTTGTTAAATATACAACTAGTGGCAATTCTGGGGATGAGCTAACTTTTCGTCAAGGCGAAACTTTAGAAATTATTAATGGTGTTAATACACCCCTACTTGTTGTTGGTACTGATGGAAGCGCCTTACCAACAAGTATTAAAATTACTGATCCAGATACAAATCAATCATCATTCAAAGAAAGCCCCGCAATGGGATTTGCTTCTGCTGTTAAAGTAGAAGAAGGAATTTATTTTATTAATGGATATTTTGTAAGAAATAACGAACAGTTATTAGTAATCAATAAGTATTATAACGAACCATCATTGATTGTTGGTTTTGATATTGAAGAGAATATCATTGCTCCTGAGCAAGATGCATCTTTATATGATAATTCAAAAGGATTTTCAAATTCAACTGCTCCAGGAGCCCACAGATTAACTATTAATCTGAAGTTGAAAACTTATGAATATGGAGCACAGACTGATAAAAATTTCATTCAGCTGTTATCAATTAAATCTGGNGTAGTTCAAAAGCAGATTAAGCAAGCTGATTATACTCTTTTAGAAAGCACTTTAGCTCGCAGAACATATGATGAATCTGGNGATTACGTTGTAGATAATTTTTCTTTAGAAGTTAGAGAATATTATCAAAAAAATAATAATTTTGGTATCTTTACCAAAGATTCAAATAATTTAGTTAATGGTCTTTCTGAATCAGAAGCTTCTTCCAAACTTCTTGCTAGTGTAGGTCCAGGCAAAGCTTATGTAAGAGGCTACGAAATTGTTAATGGAGAAACCAAATATCTACCAATTAACAAATCCAGAGATACTATTACTCGTGATAACATTACTTTAAAGACTCAAGGATTAGCTGAATTTAAAGTTACTAACGTATATGGAACTATACCATTAAATGATGAAGGTGCTGATGCAACTGCATACCCAACTGTATTTTTAAATTCAGTATTTAATGATGGCACTATTGGTCTAAATGATCTAGAGTCGGCATCCAATCAAAAGCAAACTATTAGCAGAAGAAGCGAAGGGTTTGAAATTGGTTATGGTATTAAAACTATCTATATCTCAGTATCTAGTTTAACCAATCCAATCCAAACTATCAATGATAGCAACTTTGATTCTGTATTAAATGATCTTTGGTTTATTAAGACAAGAACTGGCACAACACCATCAACTATTGATAGTGTAAGACCAATTGCATATTCCAAAGTAAATCGCCCAGATCTTGCTGCAGATGTTGCTTTATTAGAGCTTACTATATACGGTAAAAAGGATTTACTATCATTATTCCTCAAGGAATATGATGAACAATCTGCATCTAAATTACGTGATGTATTTTTATCTCAAGCAGATGCTTTCGCAAACCAAAATAAATTTGGTTCTGTAGTAGATTATAGTGAAGTTATTACTCCTGTTATTGGTCTAGCTAAACCAAAGAATTTTAGCCTAGTAGAAAGAGGCAATGGTTTTAATCAAGATACTGATATTGTTATTTCTCGTGGCAGATTGAATGATGGTACTGCATCATACAACAGTACTTTCAAATTTAATTATTTCAATCCAGTATTTTTCACCAGACTATTATTGGATAGTACTGTTCCTGAAAGTAACATCAGTAGCCAACAATTCACCCCAGGCAAGTACATCAAGGGTCTCCAGAGCGGTGCCTACGGGGTCGTAGAAGGCTCCTTAACCGAGTTTTACTCATATGGTAACACCCTTTTCGTAAAGACGCTCTCAGGCACCTTCCAGCCTGGCGAGAGCATCACTGACGAAAATGGAAACATTTTGCGTATTGCTAAAGAAAATACAATATCCCACTTTATTGTTGCCAAGCGTGGTGCTGGATTTGTTAATCCAACTGTAACCATTGATGGCGTTTCATATGACAACTCGAAAGTAAAAGTATTTACGGAAGGAAGTTCAGTTTACAGAATTGATGTTTTAGATAGAGATTCAGTATCAGCAGAATATTCCACTCCACCTATTGTTGTTGTAAATTCAGCCGAAGCAACAGTTTCTACTTGTATAGTGGAACCAGTTTTATATAGAGATACAGTATACACTTACTCACCACAAAATGTAAAGTCATTCTTTGCTGAGTATGGTTCTGCAAAGAATAATAAATTTACTGCTGATATCGAAGTAAATAAGACAGCTTATACAGATACAACTCCCATAACTGATTTCAGTTTTACTGGATTTGCTGGAGACAAGTATATTGAATGCAATGGTTTTGGTGGAGATCCAACTAAGCTATTGACGCAAGGTGATTTAATTCTATTTGCTGATGATGAAGGAAGAACGAATAGAATGATCGTTCAATATACTACTAAGCCAGAAGGATCAAAGAAAGCACGTATTTACTTAGATTATGCATTGCCAGCAAATGCAATTAATGTTTCTGTCGTTAGATTAAGACCACAAATTTCAAATTTCAATACAAGTCTAATCTTCCCAACAGGTAGTAGCCAAGTAAGTTCACTAATCAAGGATAGTGCAGATAGTAAGTTCAAATATTATGTAAGAAGAGATTTTATCACTACAGGTTCTTCAAGTGGTGGTAGTGTTACATTTGCTGCTCAACTACCATTTGGCACACAAAGATTTACTTCTTACTCAGAACAAAACTTCCTAATTACAGTTATTGATAGAGGAAGTTCAACTCTAGTTTCTAATGGAGATATTCTTTATATTGATCCAAGCTATGTTAATGTCGAAACTTCATCAGATACTACAAGTGGCTTGACTGCTGGTAGTGTTATAATTACATTACCAAATAATTTCTTTGGCAATTTAACTTCAAACTTCCCTAAGTTAAAACTGTCGGCAACTATTGAAGTTACCAAAGCCAAGCCAAGATTAAAGACAGCAATCAAAAATAAGAGAATTGTAGTTACATCTAGTGGCGATAGAGTTATTCCTCTGCGTGGTCAGGATTATGATACAGAAGAAGTAGAAATTTTCTCTTATTCTGATGCATATAAGCTAAAATATGTTTATGAAGGATCTTCAACAAATCCACCAAAAGTAGATACAAATGGCAATTTGATCTCTGGAACAGATGTAACAAATAGATTTACATTCGATGATGGTCAACGTGACACTCATTATGATGTATCCAGAATAATTTTAAAGCCTGGATTTGAAGCTCCAGTAGGTCAACTAGTTATTGGTTTTGACTATTTTGAGCATTCCCAAGGTGATTTCTGCACAGTAGATTCTTATCTACACGAAGCTGGTGTTGGTTCGGAAGAAATTCCATCATTCAATTCTTCTGTGTATGGAATTACTTCTCTAAAAGATGTAATTGATTTTAGACCAAAAGCTGATAACGATACTATTATTTCTGGATTCCAAGATAAGACTTTACTTTCGCAACAAGATTATATTAAATTCTCTGGTCCTGGTGGCATTATAGCAGGATCTCCTGCATCAGATTTTAACTTAGAATACACATTCTCTTTCAGTGAAACACAATATCTCGATAGAATTGACGGAGTATTTTTAGATAAGAAAGGACAATTTATTATCAAAGAAGGTAATTCTTCATTAAATCCATCTAAGCCAGAAATTATTGATGACGCTATTGCTTTATACTATCTCTATATTCCTGCATATACAGACAGCAATAAAGATGTGAGAATTATTCCTGTCGATAACAAGCGTTACACTATGCGTGATATCGGCAAATTAGAAAAGCGTATTGAAAGATTAGAATATTATACTCTTCTCAGCGTATTGGAGCAACAAGCTTTAAATATGCAAATTAAGGATGAAATTGGTCTTGATAGATTTAAGAGCGGTTTTGTTGTAGATAATTTCGAAACTCATCGCATTGGTAATCTTCAATCTATTGATTATAAGTGCTCTATTGATACACAACAATCAGTACTAAGACCACAGGTAAAAGAAGACAACTTTACTCTCAAGGAAGTTTATACCAGAGTAGATGAAAGACAAAATGCTGGTTATCAAAAAACTGGCGATGTTGTCACACTACCATACACTAATGTAAGATTGCTGGGCAATAATTTTGCAACCAAGACTGTTAGCCCAAATCCATTTGTTGTTCTACAATATGTTGGTGATGCTAATATTAGCCCATCAGTAGATCAATGGTACAACACTGATGTAGTTCCTTTAATTACTGACACAAATACAAATTTATTCACTATTTTCCTGGCTAAAGCAGATTCCAGAGATTCATTTGCTAGTTTCTACAATTCATTTGTAGTTAACTGGGTAGGTTATAATAGAAATTTCTACAATATTGCTTCTCTATCAAATATTAATTCACAACAAGCATCTTCTAATGTAGAAATTGCTTCTGTTGCTAGTACTTCTAACATCAGCCCTTTCAATAACGAAACTGCTAAAGGAGTAACAACAAAAACTACGAATGATAACTCAGTCATTTCTTCTATTCAATTCTTTGCTAGAAGTATTCCCGTTAAATTTAATCTAACCAGATTAAAGCCACAGACACAAATTTATGTGTTTATGGAAGGAATTGATATTAACCGTTGGGCGATTCCTGATATTAGATATACTGGTATTGCTGGTAATTCACCATCATCTTTCAATGCTCCAATTGTTACAGATGAAAATGGTAACGCAAGTGGCATTATTCTAATTCCTGCTGGCAAGCCACCAAGAGAAAATACTTCTTGGACAGGTAATGTTCAGACAGTAATTTATGATGATACTGCTTCTGATGTTTATATCACTTCAGGTATAAAAACTATTAGATTTACTTCCAGTTCAACCAATGAAGTAAAAGATAAGGTAGATACTTACACAGAAACTAAATTCTATTCTTCTGGAACACTACCCGAAAATCCAGCTAGTATCATTTCAACTCTACCAGCATACTTTAAAGCTAATGAAGGTGTTCAATTAGTAGATCAATCAACTAGCAATAAAGAAAAACCAAATCCATTAACACAAACATTTACTGTAGAAAATTTCGATGGTGGTGTTTTTGTAACTGGTCTTGATTTGTACTTCAATAAAAAGAGTGACAATATCCCAGTTAGAGTTTACTTGACTAATGTTGATGTTGGAAAGCCTGGCAAATATATTATTCCAGGAACAGAATCAGCACTATTACCAAATACATACTTAAAAGTTTTTGCTAGTGGTAATTTGACTATCACTGTTGGCGAAAAAGTAAAAGGCAAGAGTTCTGGTGCCGAAGGTCCAATTTTAAAGGTATACGATAAAAATAATATTGAAGTTCTAGCTTCAACGATTGGAGAAATTTCTCTCAGCAATGAACAAGTATATACTCTTGTTTTAAGTAATCACAATGGCATTTCTTTCCAACAAAATGAAGCATTAGAAGTTCCTTCGGTTATTTTATACAATAATAAAACTGCTCAAAATCTAGGACTAACAATTGCCAAAGATTCTGGAAAGGTCGTAGATCTTAAAATTAAGAACGTTGGTATCAATTATCAAAGTGCTATTCTCACGATTGAAAGTCCTCAACTACCTGGCGGCAGTACTGCTACAGGAACAGTTGATGTATCAAACGGCAAGATTTACAACACCGAAATTTCTATTGGTGGAAATGGATATACAGAACCACCTTCAGTAGTTATTCGTGGAACAGGAACTGGTGCAAGTGGAGCAGTAATTGAGTCTGTTATAGAAATTGATACCCCAGCAGTTCGCATGGGTATTGCAATCGATACTGCTGGAACTACGGCATCAACAATCCCAACTAGATTTAATTTTGAACATCCTGTATATTTACAGAATGATACTGAATATGCTTTAGCTATCGAAACAGATTCAACTGATTATAAGTTATGGGCATCTAGATTAACTGAAACTGAAGTAGCTACAGGAGCTGCAGTTACTGCACAACCTTTACTCGGTTCCGTTTACAAATCACAGAATACTGATAACTGGACACAAGATTTATTTGAAGATATTAAATTTACTTTATATCGTGCTGAGTTTGATATTAGCAGAAGTGCAGAACTTTTACTCACCAACGAAAATCCTGGTTATGAAAAATTAGAATTGGATCCGATTGAAACGTATGCTTTAGCCAATACTAATGCAACTTCCCCATTATTCAAGAATAATAATTCCATCGTCAAAGTAAGACATAGAGATAATGGTTTTGAAACTTCGGGCAAATCATATGTATTCTTCAAATCACTGAAGAATGTTGGTGGATTTAATGGTAGTGTTTTAAATTCTACTTTATTCAAAGTTTCTAACACAGGTCTAGACTATTACAATATTGTTGGTCCTACTAGAGCAAGTTCCAACTCTGTTGGTGGCGGAGAAGAAGGATTGGTTTCTTATAATAGAAAGTTTGAAAAATTATATGCTCATATCAATTATATCCAAGCACCAAATACCAAGATTGATAGTTTTGTAAAAACAACTAATATCATCCCAATTGATTCAAATACCCTAAATTATACTTCTTATTCACAATCTAATTTTGAAAAGACATTTATTAACGAAGAGCAATTCTTCACAAATCAAAAAATAATTGCTTCCCGCATCAATGAAATTTTAAATTCTGTAGATAGATCACTAACATACAAGATGCAGTTATCATCAACTGTATCATATCTATCACCTGTAATTGATCTTCGTGTTGCCTCAGTCAAAACCTCAACAAATCGAGTAGAAAATGCTGCTGGCAAAGAGCCTAGATTTGGCAAGAGATATCAAATTTTATCTTTCTTACCAATCTATCGTTTTACAATTAATGGAACTAGCCAGAATATTGAAATAAATCAAACTATTGAAGGACTAACATCTGGTGCTAAAGGTAAAATAGTTAGAACTGAAGGTCAATCTGTTTGGGTAAAAGTTACTTCGCCATCAACCTTTACACAGCAAGAGTATGTATTCCTTTCTACTCAGTCGCAAGAAGGTGGTATTCTAGAAGGAATTGATATTTCAATTGCTAACAATAGCATTGTTCAGCAATCATTTAGTTTTGATATTGGTTCTACCGTTGTTGCATTTAATCCAAGTGCTACAAACGAAAAATATGACAACAAAATTAGTGGCAAAGTTGTTAATTGGGATTCTGCTTCCAGACAGTTAATTATAGAAAATGACAAAGCTCCAATCAATGCTGATTATGTAAGCAAGATTACTTTGGGTAGTGACTTCTCAAGAGAGCCTGATTCTGATAATCAATCCCCAGATATTTTCCGTATTGGTGATATTCTTTATTATGATGGAATTGCTTTCGGAACAGAAGAATTTGTTGAGGTAGGTTCTATGGAATTTACTAATGGCATTGATTTTGTTTCTGAAAGGGCATCAAACAATAGTTCTTCAGTTGCAAAATATGTAACTAAAGAAATCGCAATTAATCAACCAGGAACATCTGTTGATGTGAGATTAACTTTAAATATCAAAGATATAGAAAATATTAAAGTTCTATACAAGATAAAGGAATCTTCCAGTCAAGTTAATTTCACTGATATTGAATGGAATTACTTTAATATTGATGGCAATCCAGATAATAATGATTTGGCAACTTATTCAAACTCTATATCAGGTCAAATTGAAAATCAATCTGCATATCAAGAATTGAAATATAGTGCCGCCAATTTATCTGAATTTAATTCATTTGCAATTAAAATTGTTATGAAGACAGATGATCCAGCTTATGTTCCGAAGATTCAAGATGTTCGTGCAGTTGCTTCTTATTGATGGACAATCGTTATTTAAAAGTTGAAGGCCACGAAAATTTGTATAGAGATTCATCAACGGGGGCTATTGTCAATACAGACAAACCAGCTCCCAAAAATTTTTCTAAACAATTTACAAATGCTATTGATGACATAAATAGTTTGAAGGAAGAAATATCTGAAATCAAAAGACTTCTTAGAGAGATAGTAAGAAATGGCAGTTCTTAGATCCGTTGCTAAAACAGATACATTTGAAATTTTTAGGCAAAAAGTAAACGAAATTGCTGGCGATGTTTTTAGCATTTCTTCTGGCGGTAGTGACCTATCTACAGGAAATCTTAAGTTGGGAGATGGCACAAGAACTGCCCCAGCATTAGCTTTTGTATCAGATGGTAGCTTAGGAATTTACAAACCAGCAGCAAAAACTTTTGGATTTGTGAGTGGTGGCAAGAAAATTGCTGATTATTCAGAAGCATCAGTATATACTTTCAAAGATTTAATTTTACAACAAAATATTTTAAATAATACGGGTATTTCTATAACAAATATTGGTAATAATTATGATGCTGGGGAATATTCTGATGTTAAATTAATTGGTGGCACTGGAGATAATGCTACTGCAGATATCACGGTTACTGAATTTTCGGGGAGTATTAATTCAGTTGGAGCAAATTATATTGAAGGTAATTATAGTGGTATACCAATATCTGGTGGATCTGGCACAGGAGCTGTAGTATCATTTGATATTAATGGAATAGTTGGGAATATTACAGAAGGAGGAACTGGTTATATTCCAGGAACTTACGACAATATCGAATTAATTAATGGATCTGGCACAGGAGCAGAAGCTAGTATTGTTGTTACTGGAGATACTGTTCTTAGTGGTTCTATCACAAATCCTGGTTCTGGATATACTGAAGGAGTATATAATTTTGTCGGAATTTTAAATAAACCACTCGATACTTTTGCAGTAACTTCAATATCAAATCCAGGAACTCCCCCACCAAATAATGTTTATCAAATTGACGGAGTAACCCAAGATACATTAACTTTAATTAGAGGAAATACTTATAGATTTGATGTATCAAATTCTTCTCTTTCTTCATATCCATTAATTTTTAGAGCAATTACTGATGAATTTTTGGCATCTGAAGATTATAATGTAGTCTCAAAAGGAACTATTGGAACTACAGGAGCATTTATAGATCTTATTATAAAACCAACAGCTTCATTAGGTAATATCAAATATGATTGTTCATCTGATCCAGGAATGGGATCGACAATTACTATTATTGATGGAGCTTTAGGACAGTATGGAAGTATTGCAACTGCCACGGCAACAGTAAATTCTTCTGGTTTAGTATCTGATTTTGAAATTACTTCTTTTGGTTCTGATTACAAACAAACTGACGTATTACAAGTTTATTTTGGTGAAGTTGGAGGGACTGGTTCTGGGTTTGAATATACAATAGGATCTCCTTCTTATACTGGCGTAGTATCTGAAATTACTATCACAAATAACGGCATTAATTATTTAAAAAATAATGTTTTATCAATAAATTCTCTAGATGTTGGTGGCGAAGGATCTGGATTTGAATTTACAATAACGTCAGATCCTGGAATAGTATCAAATCTACAATTCAGCTCTAAAGGCTCTGGGTATCAAATCGAAGATATTCTTGAATTACCAGAAGAAATAACAAATATACAAACAAATTTAAATTCTCAAGTTTCGGGATTATCTACTACACTAAGTAATTCATCTACATTAGTTACCGTATCATCCACAAATGGTATTGTTGCTGGGATGACTGTTTTAACAGATATTTTAACCAGTGTTGGCGAACTTCCTATAGGAACAACTGTTCTTTCAGTAAATAGTTTAACTCAAATAACATTATCCCAATTGCCTTCCACTTCAGGAACAGCAACTTTAAATTTTGTTTCGCCAGGACAACTTGACGAAATACAATTAGTTTCGGTTGAAAATATTATAGTTGGTTCTACTGTAACACAAACAGCTGGTTCGGGACAATTAGATATAGATACCACAGTAACAGAAATTGACACAGAAACAAATATAATTACTCTATCATCTCAGCCAGTAAAAGCAGGATCAGCAACTTTAACTTTTTCGCCTCCATTTGGAATTCCTGCAAATAAATTTGAATACGAAATTTCAAATTTAGGTAGTATTGAAGAATTTACTATTACTGCTGGAGGAAATGGATATTCGTTGGGAGATGTATTAACTGTAAACAACAAAGATTTAACACAGCCAATTGTATTTTCAGTAATTAATAAAAATTTACAAACAATTACTTTTGTTAATTCTATTTCAAGTGCAGTTTTTTCTGTTGGAGATACTATTACATTAACGGGAGGATCTTTAATTCCTGTTATTTCCACAATTTATAGTATAAAATCTTCTGGGGGATTTATACAAAGTATATTAGTAGATTCTGGAAATTATGAATCAGGAGATATTATAACTGGAGAATCAATAACAACTTCAAATTATGAAATAAATACTGCTTCTTCTACACAATATAGATATTTTATTGATACTGGTTCTGGTTACGAATTAACTCCAAATTTAACTCTATATGTAGGAAACACTTATAACTTTAATTTATCTGATAGTTCAAATTCTTCTCATATATTTTCATTAAGTAAATTTAGAGATGGCATTTGGGGACCTAGTTTAATTGAAAATATAACAACTACATTATCTACATCTTCTGCAACAATTATCGTAAATGATACTACTGGCATTTTGCCAGGAATGGAAGTTTCAGTTACTGATGGTGATGGGGTATTGGAGCTAGCAACTAAAGTATTGCAAGTTAATAATGTATCAAACTCAATACTGTTAGATAAAGCGCCAAGTTTCTCTGGTGCAGTAACATTAACATTTAGGGGAACACAATATACCGATGGAGTCGAAAGAGGACAATCCATCTTATCAATTAATGTAACAGAAAATACTCCAAATCTTTACTATTATTGTGCTGCTCAAAATAGCACCCATGTTAATGAAGGTGGAGAAGATAACCAAGAAGCTGTTATCACGATCAACCCAAATAATCCAAAAGTATTTGGTAGTGATTTTTTACTCAGTGTAGATGAATTAACCACAGAAGATGTAATTAGTGGTAATATCGAAACTGGAGAATTTATAGCAGTTTCTTTTACTGGCAATGAAGCAACCTTTGGATCTGCTTCGGTGACAGGAACTTTATCTGCACCATCAATTACAGGAAATGATATTACTGCTACTACAATTACATCTACAGGTAATTTAGAATTATCTGGAACGGAAGTAAATGTGACAGGAGATTTTAATATTGGTTCCAATATTCAAGTAGTTTCTTCTAATGGTAATATTACAACGTCAGGTATTCTCCAAACCAATGGCAGTTTAAACGTTAATAATATTTTAACGGTTATTGATAATACTATTTCTACTATTACTGGCAGTGATATTGTATTAGAACCGCCTACAGGAAGAGTAGCAAAAGTAAACACAACAACTGCTATTATAATTCCTTCGGGTAATTCTGCTCAACGACCAGCAGGAGCAGTTGCTCAGAATGGAGCAATACGTTTCAATACAGAAACTGGACAATACGAAGGTTACAGTGCTGCTACAACTTCATGGTCATCTCTTGGTGGTGTCAGAGATCTTGATGGAAATACTTATATTGCTGCCGAAGCATTTACTGGTGCTAATGATAATATTTTATACTTTTTTAATGATACTAATAATACATTAAAACTAACAACATCGTATCTTGATTTTAATACGGTAAAGAAACTTCGTTCTTTGAATATTTCTTTACCTACCTTCACTAATTGGTCAGCAAATACTCCAGTTACTCTCGGTTCTTATGTAAAGTATAGAAATAATCTTTACGAAGTAACTCAAGCAGGCACTACAGGAACTTCGGGTAACGAACCAGTTCATACAACTGGAGTTCAACCAAATGGCACAGCACAATTAACTTGGTATATTTCTGCTGTTGCTCCATTAACATTTGAAGAAATTTCGGAACTTCAAGTTGGACCTCTTGGCAATCTCCCACTTATTGTTAATAGCGATTTAAGATTAGCAGATAATGTTTTATCAACAGATGTTAGTGACCTTATACTCAGACCAAATGCTGGTAAGAAAGTTACCATCGATGCTCAAACATCTCTTGTAATTCCTGCTGGAGACAGCAATAATAGAGGTGTTGCTGCACAAGGTTCTATTCGTTATAGCACTACTTTATCTTCGTTTGAAGGTTATAACGGAACTAATTGGACAAGTTTAGGTGGCGTAAAAGACGTTGACGGAAATACATATATTATTCCAGAAACTGCTCCTGGTGCTAATGAAAATATTTTATACTTCTATAATGATGGCGAAAATACTTTACGCTTATCAAAAACAGCTTTAACTTTCCAGACAATTTCTACAATCTCATCAAATTCAAATACTTTAGCTATCAATGCTAATCTAATAACTTTTGATAATTTATCAGCATCAATTGATAACTCAGGAACATCCACATTTATTTCATCCACACAAACTAATTTAGATTTAGGTCTGTCAGTTGGTCTTACAAATAAACATCTATTGAGATTAAATACCTCTGGAGATATTATTATTAATAGAGGATTTGGTACATCGATAGAAAATAACCTAGTTGTACTTTCTAATGAATTAAAAGATTTTGAATTGGATGATACTAAACTTTCTACAGCTGATATTAACTTAACTAAAGGAACTACAAATACTGGTTCTACAGTTCTTTATTCTCCATCTTCTGCCTCAGGAATTAAAGTCGTAGTTTCTGCTGAAAATATCACCACAAATGATGTTGAAATGATCGAATTTACTGTTACTGATAAAGGAAGTGATATTTACCATAGTGAATATGGAAATGTTATTACAAATGATAATTTAATTAATATTACTTTTGATTTTAATGCTTCTAATGATGTCAGAATGAATTTTGCTTTAGATGCCTCTGTTCAAACTGGCGATGAGGTAAATATTACAGTAGTAAAAACCATTATCAAAAAATAAACAATGGCAACTAATTTAAAACAGTTTGATTCTGTAGGTGGATTTTCAGTAGATAATACTACTGTAATTAATAATTTAAAAGATGTTAAAAACGTCAACACATTAGAGTTAAAAAATAGCGAATTTTCTGATAGTACAAGAACTCAGTATATTTTACGTGGTACTAATACCGCTATATTAGGTACTGATGCTATTGGATCTCAAATTATTCTTCCATCAGAAACTATTAGTTTTATCACTGGTCATATTATTGGTGTTAATTCTAGTGGAGGAGGACACCATTCATCAAAAATTGAAAGTGTTGTATCATGTGATGTAGCTGGAAACGTTCAGGTTCTTTCTGAATTAACTACTATTGTAAAAGATAGTATTCCAGAAAGTCAAAATTGGACAGTAAATACTTATGATGGTGGGGCAGCTAATAGATTTAGCTATTCTGTTACCAGAGCAGGAACAACAGACACAATTAAGTGGATAGCTACAGTAGATGTGATAAGCATTCTGTGGTTATAATAAACTAAATATACTAAGGAATAACATCTTCAGAAGCGGAGCAGCACAGCAAAATGAGTTTTCAATTCAATTCTGATAAAGAAATAATTCAGGCAGTTAATCCAAAACTCGTTGGTAGTAACGAACTTACTATTAGATCTGGAGAAGGCGCTTCTGAAAAAGAAATTTTTAGAGCACAATTAGATTCTCAAACTGGTTTACCAAGAGTTGGTATTAACAGAACTGGCAGACGAGTAGAAAGTATTAGGATTAATGAAGGTCAGGGAGGTACTGGTTACACACTAACTCCAAACGTAACTCTAACTGCACCAGATTTACCAAATGGTATTCAGGCTCTAGCTTCTGCTGTTGTTTTCAATGGCTCTGTTGTTGCTATTATTGTTGATAATTCTGGCGATGGATATTCGTTAGCTCCTGAAGTAACTATTACTGGAGGAAATGGTTCTGGCGCTGCTGCTACTGCTGTTTTGGACACAGTAGATTTTGAACTCGATATCAACGGTGCTATCCGAACATCAACCTCAATTATTTCTGATACTGCTCGCATCTTAAACCTTGATATTGATAATTTTGTTACTCCCGATGCTAGTTTTAGAGCACCAAATTTAAAAACTTGGGCTAACGGCACTGGTACTCAATTTGTACCAAACGTAGTATTACAAAAAGATTCTTATAGATATGCTGCGGATAATATCTATCAGGCATTAAACACAGGAACAACAGGCTCTTCATTACCCATCCACAAAGATGGTATCGCTCTAAGTGGAGATGTTCAATTAAAGCATGTTGGTTATAGAGTAAATGATGTAAATGCTCCGCACTATTTACAAACTGGAGAATCTGGTTTATTTCCAAGATCAATTACTCCTCTTCTTGGTGATAAATCAGATAAAATTGCTACCACAGAATATGTTCTGAACCTAGCTACTAATGACGTAGGTGGTCGTGTTTATGTTTCTGCCCAAATTGGTAATGATCAAAATGATGGTCGTTCTGCTGTTGCTCCAGTAAGAACTATTAAACGTGCTTGCCAAATTGCTTCGGCAACAGTAGGTGTTAAAGAAACTGTTATTATTTCGGGTGGCGACTATGTAGAAGATAACCCAATTTCAATTCCAGCAGATTGTTCAATTGTTGGTGACAACTTACGTCTAGTAATTGTCAGACCAGCAAATCCCCGTAAACACATGTTTAAATTTGGGGATAAAAACTATCTAACAGGTCTTGTTTTCAGAGATCAAATTGATAGTAATGGGGATCCTGTGGCAACATGGGATTACGCCATGGTCTTTGATGACAAGCAAAGAATTTATTATGATTCTACTACTGGAGGAGATTTCGGAAGAAGCTTTCCGATTGGTCATCAAATTTTTGGACCACCTAGAATTAGAGTATCATTCCAAAACCACACTGGCGGAACAGAATTAATTGCTGGGTTGAGCGTAAGTGGTATTAACACTGGCGCTTCGGGTTTAATTGCTGGCGTCACTTTTGAATCTACAACTGGCCCCGATGCTTATGTAAATGGTACAATTGATGTTGATATTACCAGTGGTTCGTTCAACAACGGAGAAACATTTGAATATACAGTAGGTATTGCTCCAGCACAGCAA